TGCAGTTTTAATTAAACGAATTTCTAAAGGCAAATTAAAAAGATTAGTAGTAAAATTTACACTATTTAATTCTGCCCAAGCATAATCTTTTTTAAATTGTATGTCACGACCTCTTTGAGGACTGTAAACAGAGCCTGTTCGAGGCCATGACATTGATTGATCAGAGTCCGTAACGTACCCAGTGTAGGCAAGAGTGTCCAAGTATCTAGTTGCAGAAACTAGAGCTTGCTCCTTAAGGGTGTCATCAGCTGAGTCCCACGTAGCTACATCAATACGAGATTCGAAATAATTATCCGCTTCTCCTACAGTAGCATAGCTATTGATGCCTAGCACTAAAGCCATACCTCACCTCTCAATTAAGCGTGGAAGATTGGAAGAATACCAAGATTAAGGGCATCATACTTACGAGCATAAGAACCAGCAGCAGCATAGTTTGCGTTTGAAGCAAATGCTGTAGAAGTACCAGTCCAGTCGTAACCCATTGGATGTGCTACATAGCCCCAGCGATACCACATGTTAGTAGTACCACCACCGTTATACTTGTTAGCATCACGATGCATTTCTACTGGCATTGGTACAGCGAGCTGTGACATTTCGATAGCACCTGGCTTAACCATGAAAGTAGTCTTTGTAGAAGCAGCGTCAACATTGCTGTCAGCAGCACGGTTACCTTGATCTGCACGAGACATCAACAAACGGAACTTACCGCCAAAGGCTGTTGTAAATTCGAGGTTGCCTTCAGTAACTGTAGTTTGATCTACAATATTAGCAACACGTAGTTGAGTCATAACTTCTGGAGAAGTAATCATGTAAACAAAGTCTGGCTCATGATCTGCGAAACCAAGAGACAAAGCAGTAAACAGATTTTCAGCACGGATTGCACCGTAACCTGTTGAGATACCACCAGCAGTCAAAAGACCGTTGTCTGTGTCAGTACCAAAAGCGCCAGTACCAGTGTTTACGTCTACAAAGAAACCATAATCAGTATCACTGTAGTTTTGGCCAAAGTTGTCAATACCCGTTCCGATAGCGGCTTCAGCTGCTGCAACGCCTTTCAAAATAGAAAGAATAGCGTCATGCTCGTCTTGTGCACGAACTTCACCGAAATCACGAGCGATCTTTGCAAGGCCATCTTGCTGAGATACTACGCGCTGCATGTTGATTTCTTGTGCGCCATGTGTACGGACAGTCTTGGCATAAGTCAAGAAGTCTGAAGTGTATGACTGGTAGCTACCATCAGTTGCTGATGTTACAGAAGCTACGTTTACTGTTTGAGAAGCATAAGGCTTGAAGAAACGAGTTTGACCAATAAAAGTTTCAGTATTAGGATCGATTTGAGCGTTAGATCCAACAATACCTGTACCAGAGAGTTTCTTTGCGTTTGTGTACATTTCATCAGAAAAAGCAGATACTGCATTCTGAATAGCAAAGGAAAAGTTACCAAGAGTTTGGTTAGATGAGATTGCCATTTAAAAATTCCTTAAAATTTTAATTAATAACCGAAATTACTAGGAGGTGATTGTTTAGAAAAATGTTGTAATAATTCTTCAGTGTTCATCTCAGTAATAGGTTTGTTTGTTGTTGTATCAGCTGTTCCGGCAACATTTGACATTCCAAAACCGCTGTTAGTTTTTGCTTTCAGAAGAAAACCATTTTCATCATCTTTTGTAAAATGATCTACATATTCCCTGATTGAGATACCACTCTTGTGAGTCCAACGTCCAGAGTCATCCTGGATCAGCTGACTTAGAATTCTTTCTTGAGCCATTTCTGCGGCCACGTCTGAACGGAAGTCCACACCCCTCATTGCATCACGCACTGCTTGATCACGAGTAAGCTTGGTGTTTTCTTTCTGGAGAGACTCTAACCTTGCGTTAAGCTCTGCCATTTTCAATTCAGCAACTTCTTTATGTTTGCCTTCATCTTCCATTCGTTTGATTTCTGCTTGTCTCTTCTCTTCTTCTAGCGCAACTCGTTCTTTAATGGCTTGATCACGTAACTTATAAACTTCATCTAGTTTATCTTTAAAAGCGCTTTTAGCTGCTGTTACTTCTTCTTGAACTCGACGTTCAATGATATCTTTTAGTTCGACATCGTTAATACGTGAATCTAGCTCTTGTTTTGCTGAAGGTTCGGTTTTAGAGTTTTCTGCAGAAAGATTCTCTTTCCCTAATTGGGTTTCAAGGCTATTAATAGCAGCTTCTGCTGCTGCAATGTTTTCATTTAATTCAGTGATTTTTTCTTCTGACATAATTTTTCCTTAGAGCACTGCTCTGTTTTTGTTATTGGCCACTGACCAAATCTTTAAAATATATAAAAA